ATGGTGGGAGGACATTTTTACTGTTGATAGTGATTTAGATGCTGATGCTTCTATTGATGCTCTTGTAGATAGAATTGATAAGAAGTTTATTCCACCTTCTCACAATACTAATGATTACCAATGGAACAAATGTCTTGAACTTATGAGGAAGAAACTACGATGATTGAACTACGAATTATAGATAACGGACCAATGTGCCGTCCAGATTTTCAATATCGGTGTAGGAATCAACTTCCTCCTGGGTGCATTCGTGACCAATTTTGGAAAGATTGGAGTGATTGGAAAACTGCTGAATGGATACCCCAGAAGTATTGAAGATGGATGAAATTGAAGAATATATAAAAGTAATAAAATCAAATAAATATGTTACAAAAGTAGAATATAATCAAGAAGATGAAATTATTCACATATATTGTACTCCTCCAGTTGCTTTAACACATATTAACGTTAATTTTGTATTGGGGGACTTCAAAGATGCCTAAATTTATGAGGCACTTGAAGATTATGGTTTTATAGTAAACACAATTAAGAGGATTGAAAATGACTGAACACACTTTTGAACAAAATCAAGTATACGCAAATCAAGAGACTTATGATGCTCTGATTGAACATTTCAACAAGATTGAAAACTTTGCTAAGAATAAAAAACTTGAATGGGAAGATGATACTGCATCTTCAACTGAAACTTATAATGTAACAACTGATTTTAGTGAATGGTTTGAATTTATAGTGCCAGAATTAAAAGACTATTATGAACGTTTCAAATACCAAATTCCAGAGGATTTAGAGAACGATATTCTAAAGTACACTGAAGAACTCAAACCTTATATTAATGGATTTCTTTTGGATACTACTGGTATGTTTGAGGGAAGGAGTATGATGGTAAATACAATTAGTAAAGATACCTTTGAAGAAATTGTAGAATGCGCTAAAGAACTTAAGCAAAACAACAAGAAAATATTCTTATATCAAGTATATCATAGACCTGCAAGAGCAGAAACAATTGTAGAGGATGCTGCAACATATTATGAAATTTATAGCAAATATACTTTACGATGTGGGGTTATTGAAGATAGTTAGGAGTTGGTAAATGACTAAAATTAAAATACACTCAGTAGCAATAGATGTTGAGCATTGTAGAATTGGGTGCTCAGATTGCAACGAATGGGAGGATTTTTTCCCAAGAGAAGGATTTAGTGCTTATGCTGAATTCATTTATGCAGGTTGGTTGGAACGGCATCTAAAAAGATTGGAGATTGAAGAATGAATAAAGAACTCAAACAAATTTTTGATAGTGGAATACGATGACTGACCAACAACCATTCACACTATACCTAAATCAACCCAAATGGTATCAGGTAGATGTAAATAAATTGCGTCAATCATCTATGACAGACGCAGCATATCTCTTTGGTTCTTTGAGTGTGAATGAAGATTATGAACACTTTGACAGAGTAAAACATCTTCTTGTCATTCCAGAAGAACCCAAATCTCTTGAAGATATTCAAAAGGAACTTGATGATAAAATTGATGCTCACATAAAAAGTGTCAAAATAAAATTTGAGGTATCAAAGAATAGGTCAGAGCGTAATTATGATTTGACATTTGATAGAATCATTAGTAATTTTGAGTATGCTCAAAATAATGGATTTTTCCCTACCTCACTAACAATATCTGGAACTATTGGTTTTGATGGTTCTTATTTGGTTTCTAATGGTTCTGGTGGTGCGAATTGGACTACTTCTAATTTTTTGATACAACCTAATGCTAGAGGAGTAGGATACTGGGAAATTCAACCGAATATTCAGATATGGTTGAATAAGAAACCTACTTGGATTGTTAGGAAATGTGCTAAATTATTCTTTGATTTCGGATGGAACGATGCTGAATAAAATCCTCAAGTTCTTATTCTCAAAAGAGATAGAAGTTGCTCCTGGGGTCTTTTGGTTGGGTGGATATTGTTATGAAAACCGAAATAAACCGACAACTCCACCACCACTCAAATGGAAGAAGAGGGACACTTGACCAACTGGCACACTCTCTTGTCGTAGTGTGGGATTTTGTTGTATAATACTTGTATAGTCAATAAAGGCAATGTCCGAATACATCAATATGGATTCCTTCTGGGAACAAGTGAACAGGACGGAACATAAGAAAAGGTCTTATCTTCATAAAATTCCATCACAAGATTTTCCTCCAGAAGCATATGAACTCTTTCTGACTTATGCAACTCCAGAAGAACTGGAACAGGACATTGTGATTCAAGATACATTTAGAAAAATTACTGCCTCATTGGAGTGGGATTGAAAATGAAAGATGATACGTTTCCGTTTTGGGTTATTGCATTTGTGGGTGGTGTGACTATGGGATTACTACTTAACTATAAAAGTGGTGCTCCAGAAGCAACCAAATCTGCTACAATCTTTTGTGTAGAAAAACCAAAAGAATGTAAAATTCGTTATGATTACTACAAGTTGGAGGACAAACAAAATGACTGAACCAAAACTCTGCCGTAACTGTAAACACTATCGCAGAGATAGTATTCTAACATTCTTTAGTGATAAGTATGACAAATGTATGAGACCCATCAATCAAGTAAGTCTTATTACTGGTAAAAGAAGGATTCCATATCTTTATTGCGAAATGGAAAGAACTGGCCAATCGGTCTGTGGAACTCCTTGTGGAGAAAATGCACATTATTGGGAACAAAAATGAAAACCCGTATCAATGATCTAATTAATACTCTTGATTATTTCATTAATCAATGTGAAGCTGAGATGGTTAATCTTTCTTGGGAAATTCAAGAAGAAACTAACTTTGAAGACAACATTGTTGATAGCCTGAGTGATTATTATGATGATTGGCAGAATCGCGCAAATGACCTAAAAGATGTAAAAAATCTATTAACTAAGAACAACGAATGATTGTGATACTATTATTCTTTATTTTTATTGGTTTATTTCTATTTTTATTATCCTTACTTGAATGAGAATCTCTAAGCCTCTACTTGCAGCCACCTTTGATGAATCAAAGGTCAAGTATCCATACATCGCAACACCTAAAATTGATGGTATTCGTTTTCTTATGGTTGATGGCGTTGCTGTATCTAGGACCTTTAAACCTATCCGTAATAGGTACATCCAAGGGATCCTATCAAAAACTTTACCGGACGGTATTGATGGTGAGCTAACTTGCGGCGATACCTTTCAATCATCCACATCTGCCGTAATGAGCATTGAAGGCGAGCCTGATTTTGTTGCCTGGTTGTTTGATTATGTTGAACCAAAAGACGATCACCTTTGGTGTTATGTTGAACGCATTAAACAGCTAAAACAAGTAATGCCCGATGACCCAGATTGGGTGCGGATTTTAGATGGTATTCAGATTAATAGCCCATCAGAACTTGCGAGTTATGAAGCGAAATGTTTAGCAGAAGGTTATGAAGGTGTAATGATTAGGGACCCCTATGGAACGTATAAGTTTGGTAGGGCGACGGTTAATGAGAACATTCTGCTCAAGGTAAAGCGATTTGAAGATGCAGAAGCAGTTCTGGTTGACATTGAGGAAAAGATGCATAACACCAATGCAGCCGAAAAAGATAACTTTGGACGCACCAAAAGATCAACGGCTGCTGCTGGAATGGTTGGTGCCTGTACTGCCGGGACGTTGGTCGTAAAAGATGCTGATGGTCGTACCTTTGGCGTAGGGAGTGGACTTAATGATCTACAACGTCAGGAGATCTGGGAGAATAAGGATCAATACCTTGGAAAGCTCGTGAAGTATAAGTATTTCTCTCACGGAGTTAAAGATTTGCCCCGACATCCTGTATTCCAAGGATTCCGAGATCCAGATGATCTCTGACGTGACAATCATTCAACTGTCCACTTAAATCATCACCATACAAAATCTCTGTCATAATAGAACCAAATTCATAAAAACAAATGTTTAGCAAACCTATTCTAGGAACCAACATTAAAAGCGCAAAGATCTCCTGGTGGGATTATTGGGTTGGTCATTGCCTTGCCACTGGCTTCCAATCAATTCGTAATACATTTATTACCTGGACTGATCTTGTGTGGTTCGTTGATAACCAAAAGAACTATTCTCTTCTAAAGGAAGATGATCCTTATGAGATGTGTTATGATGAGTTCTGGTATTCTCTTAATGATGACGATACTTATCCTAAAGAGTTCCTCGAATCTCTACAACAGATGTGTTTAGATATTGATGACGGAAAGGTAGAACTTATTCCTTGGGATGATGTAAAAGAACGTATTCTTGTTGGTCTGGAGGATGAAGAATGAGACAATCTAAACCTTATTGGTCCTTTTGGAAAGTAATTTTTGCTGGTTGGATCATTCGTAATCCTGCAATGTTCTTTCGTGTAGTAGGTGTTCCGATTGGTATTCTACTTGTCTGGATTATTCAACACTTCCGATGAAATTTATTGATTTTAGGTACTGGTGGGATTTTGGCCAGGAGTTCAGACTTACATTACTAAGATTCAAACGGTTCAGTGTTTTTAATCTGGACATTCACCATTCAGATTATTTTGATTGGAAAGAAGTGAGGATCTATGTTTCTGTGAGTATTTTAGGGAGATCTAATCTATTTGCCCTCACTCTAAATGCCTGGAACATCACGATTGACCTGAGTCTGTTTGAACTGTATTTTTATTAGAAAGCCTTTATTGGTTGGGCTAAATAGCACCGCCACTGAAAAGATTATAGGTATTTGACTTTTATGACCGCAAAGAAAGGATTTAAGGTAAAGACAATTGAACCAAAGCCAAAACAAACAGTAGACTACGATTACGATAAAATCAAACAAAAAATGCGCGGCAAGACCGTTGTATTTTGTATGCCGGGTAGGAGCTTTTCTGCCAGTTTCCTTAAGAGCTTTGTCTCCCTCTGTTTTGAGGTGGTTCAGAACGGAATGAGCATTCAAATCAGCAATGATTACTCCTCAATGGTAAACTTCGCCCGTTGTAAAGTTCTCGGTGCCGATGTTCGTAAAGGACGCTATCAGAAGCCTTGGCAAGGAAAACTCGATTATGATATTCAGATGTGGATTGATAGTGACATCGGCTTTACTCCACAACAGTTCTGGCAGATCTGTGATACTGCCTATTTTGATGAACCCCTTGTTGAAGAAGTATCCATTAAAGAGTGGCCCTTTTCTCAGCTATCCGATCAAGAATTGGAAGCAGCAGATCATACTGACGTTGGAGTACGCAAAGAAAAAGTGCGGAGACTCAACCTACAAGGGAATCCTATTATTTCTGGGGTTTATCTTACTGAAGATGGTCACACTACGCCAATCGCTCACTGGATTGATGATGGTGAGGAATTCATCCGTAATGGTGGCACAATGAAGCATGAGACTGCCGAAACTATCTCAAAACGATCTAAATTATTTGAGGCATCTTTTGTTGGTGGTGGTTGGCTGCTCATTAAGAAGGGTGTATTTGAGAACATGACCTATCCTTGGTTTGGCCCTAAACTACAGTCCTTTGAAAATGGAGTAACTGATTATTGTGGTGAGGATGTTGGCTTCTGTCTGGATGCCAAAGAACTTGGCTTCCGTGTCGTAGTAGATCCTCGTATCCGTGTCCTTCACGAAAAAACACGAAACCTTGGTTTCTAATGTACAATATTCTATACAAAAACCGAATTATTTACACTAACATATCAGAAGAAGAATGTACTGACATTCTATTTGACCTAGCAGAACAGTCTTATGACGGCAAGATTGACCCTAACGAAATTGAATTGGAGGAAATTTAATGGCAAAAATTGGTAAGACTATCTCTGGTGGAACTTTGATCCAGAGCCGACCTAAAAAGTCCCGCCAAGGACAAGGAAAGAATTCCAAGTTTGCATCTAATGCGGCTGGAAACCATAAAAAGAAAACCCGAGGCCAAGGTCGATAATAAGCTGAGGAGTCCAGAAATGGGCTCCTTTTTTGTCGCTAAATAACTATAATTACTAATAAAATACGTATGTCTCAATTATTACGTGAAGTCCCTCGCGACAAAGCAATTTCTATCAATGAAGATACTGATCTTGAATTATTTGAACTTGATGAGGTAGAAACAACTAAAAACAAAGAAGACGAAGATCTACTAATTGACTGAAAATGCCAGTAGAACGGATCAGTAAGGGCTTCAAGGATATCAGCATGACATTCAAGCTTAATCCCTTGAACAACGATCTGATTGCCGTAAAAAATGAAAATGCCATTGCCAGGGCAGTAAGAAACTTGGTAATGACTTTTAATGGTGAATTGCCTTATGATACTAATTTAGGAAGTGGTGCTAGTCGCTCTCTTTTTGATAACATGGATCCCCTGACTGCCGATGTATTAAAGAGCGACATTACTCAAACAATTGAAAATTATGAGCCAAGAGTATCTCTTATCTCGGTTGATGTCGTTCCTGATTATGATAATAATACGTATGGTATAAGAATTGCCTATAAAATCATAGGTATTGATGTCCCCGCACAGCAACTAAGTTTCGCCCTAAAGCCTAATAGATAAATGTCTCTCACTAAGTTCTCCAACCTAAACTACGATGAACTAAGGGCATCCATTACGGATTATATTAGGGCGAATAGTAACTTTTCAGATTATGATTTTGAAGGTAGTAATTTATCTACTATTATCAATCTTCTTGCCTATAATACCTACATTGCATCTTATAATGCGAATGTTGTCAGTAATGAGGTATTCATTGATTCTGCAACCCTAAGAGAAAATGTTGTTTCTCTTGCTCGTTTGGTTGGTTATGTCCCAAGAAGTAGAACATCATCCAGAGCCGAAGTATCATTCTTTGTTGATTTAACACAGCTTTCAATTAAACCCTTAACATTAACATTGAAGAAGGGGTTAGTTGCAACATCAAGAACTTCTTTTAATGGTGATAATTATACTTTCTGTGTACCTTATGACATTACCGTTCCTGTAGTATCGGGTATTGCTGTATTTGATGATGTGCAGATTTACGAAGGAACTTTCATTACAGAAAATTTTACAGTAAACAATGCTTTTAATCAAAGATACATTCTACAAAATGCAAACATTGATACCTCGTTATTAAACGTAACAGTAAGGGGTAATGAACTAGATACAAATACCCAAAAATACACTCTTGCGGAAAATCTATTTGAAGTTGATGATAACTCCAAGGTTTTCTTTATTCAAGAAGTAGAAGATCAAAGATATGAATTAATCTTTGGGGATAATGTATTCGGCAAAAAATTAGAAAATCAGAACTTCGTAGAAGCTAGTTACATAATTACCAATGGAGAAAATGCCAATGGTATTTCACAATTTTCTTTTGCTGGTAGGTTATTTGATAATAATGGTAGAATTGTGACATCCAACATTTCTACTCTTGCTACTATTACCGTATCTAATGGTGGAAAGGAGATTGAGGCTGTATCCACAGTAAGAAAATCAGCCCCCCGAAATTATTCTGCCCAAAATCGGGCAGTAACCCCAAGAGACTATGAATCTATTGTCCCTTTAATTTACCCAGAAGTTGAATCTATCTCTGCTTTTGGAGGAGAAGAACTAAATCCCCCTAGGTTCGGAAAAGTATTCATTTCCATCAAGCCTACCAATGGTAGATTTGTTCCAAATCAAGTAAAAGATAATATTAAGCAATTATTAAAACAGTACAGTATTGCTGGTATTTCTCCTGAGATCATTGATCTAAAGTACCTCTTTGTGGAGTTTGATGCTGTTGCCTATTATAACTCAAACTCCACTATCAGCCCCAATGATCTAGGAACTCGTATTTTAGATAACTTGTCCACTTATGCTCGCAGCGATGACCTTAATCGGTATGGGGCAAGGTTTAAGTACAGTAAATTTTTAAGACTAATAGATGATAGTGATAATTCTATTACATCAAATATCACAAAAATAGCAATTAGAAGGGATCTAAGAGTTGCTCCTAATCAGTTTGCATCTTATGAAATCTGTTATGGTAATGAGTTTTATGTAAAACGCAGAGATGGTTTTAATATCAGATCTTCTGGTTTTACAGTCTCTGGTATTTCTTCAGTTGTGTATTTGACAGATATTCCCAATGCTGATGGTGTTACGGGAACTATTGTTCTATTCAAGTTGACTTCCACGGATACTTATACTATTGTAAGAAAAAATGCTGGTACTGTAGACTATGTAAAGGGTGAGATCAAATTATTCCCCTTAAACATTGTGAGTACATTAAAGCGGGATGGTAGTGAGTACATTATTGAGATTTCTACTGCCCCAAAATCTAATGATGTGATCGGATTACAGGATCTTTATTTACAATTAGACGTTAATAATAGCGTATTAAATACAGTATCTGACTTTATTTTATCTGGATCCGATACTTCAGGTACCCAGTTTGTCCAAACGTCTAGTTATCAAAGCAATAATCTTGTAAGAGAATGACTCAAAGAGTAAAAATTAGCAGCATTATTCAGAACCAAGTTCCTGAATACGTCAAGGAGGAGTATCCTCTTGCTGTGGGGTTTTTACGTCAGTATTACACATCGTTGGAGGGGCAAGGAAATACCTACGACATTTTACAAAATATTGATCATTATGTTGATGTAGACAACATTGTTAATTATCAGAGTTCAACAAATCTTCTTATTGATGTAACTTATTCTGATGACACTATTTTTGTAATCTCCACTGATGGATTTCCAGAAAGGGATGGATTAGTCAAAATAAATGATGAGATTGTTTTATACAAAACTAAAACATCTAATTCATTCATTAACTGTATTAGAGGTTTTAGTGGTATTTCTGCATATAAGACAGTTAATAACCCAGAAGAACTTGTTTTTGAACAAACTTCTGTTCAAGAGCATATTGCTAACGATGTAGTTGAAAATCTATCGGCAAATCTATTCAAAGAATTTTTTCGTAAGTTAAAAACTCTTGTTGCTCCAGGATTTGAGGATAAGGAGTTCTTTAGTGGCCTTAACGAATCTTTGTTTGTAAAACAGTCTGGTGATTTTTATAGGTCAAAAGGAACTGATACTTCGTTTAAGATTCTTTTTGGCGCTCTTTATGGTAAGAAGGTTCAAGTCATTAAACCAAAAGATTATCTCATTGAACCCTCTGCTGCGGAATACCGTATTACTAGAGATTTTGTAGTAGAAGCTCTTGATGGTGATCCTCTAGCTCTTGTAAATACTACCCTTTATCAAGATGAAGGTGTTCTTAAAAAATCCAGTGGAACGGTTACAAATGTAGAGCGTATTTTACGAGGGGATAAAACATTCTACGTCATTAGTCTAGATTTTGAGTATAACAGAGATATTAACGTTTCCGGTACGATATTTGGTGATTTTAACATTCACCCCAAAACAAAGGCAACAACTGTTGTTCCAGTGGGGGCAACCACGATTGATGTAGACTCTACTGTAGGATTTCCTCAGTCTGGGGAGTTGATTGTTAGGCTTGAAAATGATCTAAATTTTATTATCTCTTATACCTCCAAATCTATTAATCAGTTTTATGGATGTTCTGGTGTAATAGAAGAATTACCTGAGGCAACAGATCTGCCTCTTGATGTTTGGGCATATGGGTTTACTCCTGATAATCAAGAGGTACGAGTAAGAATAACAGGTGTTCTTTCTAATCTAGAGATCCTTTCGGACACCAAATATCTTGATAAAAATCAAACAATAAAAATTAGTAACTTAGGTTATAATAAATCTGATGAAAGATTGGATAATTGGTTTTATAATTGCTCCATCATCTATAATGTAAAGCAAATAGAACTTATTGATGCTTTTAATTTTACATATAGGATTACTCTTTATGATAAACCCGCTCTTAATTTGGGGGACTCCATCACCATTATCTCTAATGACGGCGAAAGATTGAGTCAAATTTTAACCGAACAAGGGTCGGTTATTTCATTTGATGATAGAACTAGCTTCATTATTGGGGGTCAGGGTGAACTGAATACATCTCTTGTTTATCAGATCAGAAAAAATATACTACGACCTAGTTTTAGAAACTACGCCAATACAGAAAAATATCAGGCCAATGTTCAAAATACTTATTATGATTTGGATGATCAGTCTGTTTATGTTGCAGCCACATCCATACCATCTTATGATCAAGCTCAACTAGTAACTAATGATGGTAGTATTGAATTAAATGCCTCATTCTCTGGAGTTACCTTTGACATAGGTGTTCATTATTTCTATACAGGTGATGCTGTAATTTATGCATCATACAATACAAATTCAGACGTTCTTGATAATGGAATTTACTTTGTTAAAAAACAATCTGCCACGCAAATAAAGCTTTCGCGTAGTCGCAATGACATTGATAATAGCATTTTTATAGAATTAAATGGTCAAGTTCAAGGTAGATTAGAATTTTTTAAATTTGTAGATAGTGCGCTTAATAAAAAAGAGCTACAGAATCAAAAATTAATTAGAAAAGTAAGGGTTAACCCAGAAGAAACTGTAGACAAAGTAAGTACTATTCCAGGTGCAATTGGTATCTTCAATAATGGAGTCGAGATTTTTAGTTATAAATCAACTGATGCTATTTCATACGGTTCTATTGAAAACGTGGTGCCTACATCAAGTGGGTCTGGGTATGATGTAATTAATGCTCCAATTATCACAGTTTCCGATGCTACTGGTGATGGTGCCATCATCTATCCTGGCCTAGTCGGACAACTAGAAGAAATTCAAGTTATTGATCCTGGGTTTGATTATCTTGACGAACCAAAAGTAGTCATTAATGGAGGCAATGGATCTGGAGCTAGAGCGAGAGTTAATTTAATAAGTTTTGATCATAAACAAGAATTTAATGCCCTTACTGGGGTTGATACTTCAACTAATATTATTACAACCCTAGAGGACCATAGATTCAGAAAGAACGAAGAAGTCATCTATTCTGCCCAAGGGGAGGCAACAATTGGAGGATTGGTTTCAGGATCCTCTTATTTTATTGGTATTGTATCTGCCGATCAAGTAAAACTTTACCCATCCTTAAGTGATGTAATTTCTGCTACTAATGAAATTAATATTACCTCTACTGGCATAGGTAATCATCAGCTTAGTTCTATAATTAAGAAGAAAAAAATAAGAAACATTTCAATAGAAAATTCCGGTACCAATTATAGAAATAAAAAGAACGTAATTGGAGTAGTTGGAGTAAACACAGCATCCAATACCTTAAAATTACCTGAACATGATTTTATTGATAGGGACATCGTTTCATATTCTACTACCGGAACTCCTATTTCAGGGCTGAGCACTACAAGTCTATATTATACAAAAAAAGTAGATGATAATCACATCAGACTAGTTGCGATTTCAACAGCAAGCGATCCTACCGAATTTTATTCTAATAACATTTTTGTTGATTTGTTGGGCCAAGGTTCGGGTCAACATACTTTCAATCATCAACCTATTACTGTTTCTGTTGTGGGTTCAGTTGGAGTATCTTCTTATTCCGCAGAAAATTCCTATGCGGAAATTCAGCCAATCTTTACTGGTTCTATTCAATCTGTTTTTGTTCAGAATGGGGGTTCTAATTATGGATCTTCAGAAATTATCAACTATAATAGGCAACCAGAGTTTTTGATTAATACTGGGTCTGCTGCTCAGGTTAGACCAATTATCTCCAATGGACAGATAATTGAAGTAATTGTCCTCAATTCTGGAAGTAACTATAATACACCTCCTCGCTTAGTTATTAATGGGGTTGGGAGTGGGGCAGTTTTGACTTCGGTCATCAATTCAGGTTTGCTTGAACGTGTTATTGTTGTATCAAGTGGTGGTGGTTATGTTGATGGAGAAACATCAATTGATGTTATTCAACGTGGGGCTGGGGCGAAGTTTGAGGCAAAAATTAAAACTTGGAGAATTAATCTAGTTGAAAGATTACTAAATGCCACCTTGATCTCTGAAGATGATGGTGTTATCATGAACTCCTCTAACGAAAATTATGGTATTCAATACTCTCATCTTTACCCTTCACGTAAGCTAAGAGAAGCAGTTCTTGCTAAAAAATTAAGTGATGGAGAGGTATATTTTAAGGCTGATATTTTAAGCGATTATTCTAATTTAAAATACCATTCTCCAATCATTGGTTGGGCTTATGATGGAAGCCCAATTTATGGTCCCTACGGATATGCTTCTCCAGAGGGAGGGAGTATAAAAGCCCTTGCTCCTGGTTATGAACTAATTGCTGACGAAAGTAGGCCACCTTTATCAACATATCCTTTGGGGTTCTTTGTTGAGGATTATCAGTTTAAAAATAGTGGAGATCTTGATGAACACAATGGTCGTTTCTGCATTACTCCTGAATTCCCCAACGGAACGTATGCATATTTTTGTCCAATAAATTTAACTTCCATTGAAGATGGTGGTCCATTTAACGGATACCGAAAGCCTGTATTTCCTTACGTTGTTGGAGATACCTACAAAAATAAGCCAGATCTTTTCAATTTCCTTAGTGGATCAAATCAAGACGAAATTGATCTTAACCAAGAAAAATGGTTAAGGAATACAAGTTATTACAATTTAAGTTCCGATAATTCAAATTATCAGTTTATTTCTAACCCAAATAAAATAAAGCCTCAATTATCAAAAATTGCATCAGTTACAAATGGCAAGATTGAGGGTATTGATATTGTTGCTAGTGGTGATGGATACTCAATTGCAGATTCTGTTGAGATTCAGAATTCGGATGCAAATGGAAGAAGAACAAAAGCTTCTATAGTATCAATTAAAGGTAAGGAAGTAAGTTCTATTAGCGTTGCAACTACATCTGTGGAAAATGTAGAAGTATTTCCTTCCGGTCCTTCTTTTATTGGTATCACAAGTCTACCCCACAACTTTAATGATGGAGATGTCGTAACCGTAACAACCAATTTTGAGTTCAACGAAATCAGATCTATTGGTGTAACAACCAATTCCCTTGCCCTTACTCAACAAATAAATCCAACATCAGTAACTGGAATTGTTACTTATTTTTCTGTTGTAGGTAATTTAGAATACCCTAAAATTAAAGAGAATGATTTATACTCAATTAATAATGAGCAAGTAAAAATCTTAAACATTGATAAATTATCTTCTAGAATTAGAGTCTTACGAGATCAAAATTTGACCTCAGGTGTGACAACACACTCTAATGGTAGCCAATTAAAAGAAATTCCAAACAAGGTTCAATTAAACGTTGGTTTTAACACTAATTATTCATACAAGTCAAATAGACAATTTTATTTTAACCCAAAAGAATCCCTAGGTATAGGCACAATTGCTGGCATTGGTATTGGTTATACTCTTAGTTTCTCGGATCCTGGTGCTGGGATTACAAGTCTTGTTATACCAACAAAAACTTTATATTTACCCGCGCATAATTTAGAAACGGGAACGGAGATTATTTACAATAACAATGGCGGATCTTCTGTATCCATTTCAACCAATGGTATTGCGAACGCAAGTTTAACGAATGGACAATCTCTTTATGTCGCAAAAATCTCCAATGATCTTATCAGTATTGCCCTAGAAAAAGTAAGCCTTGGT